TAAAAAAATTCAGTGCCTTTAGTTACATTTGTAAAAGTTTTATTTACAAAGTTGTAATGATTACCCTCACACATTAACAAATCTTTATCTATGCTGCATATTATAGTATTCCGATCTTGTTTAAGACCTAACGCATCATCAGCCTCAATGTTCTTTACTATCTTAGCCTTGTAAATATTGACTAAGTAATCTCTTATTGCTTTGATGTGTACAGGCTTGTCAATACCTTTGCGGTTTGCCTTGTAATCATCTCTTACTTTGTTACGGAAGGTTGTCTTAGGTGTGAGGTATATAGTGTAGCTGTTGCAGCCACAGTCATCTATTATCTGATTTACATAGAGCTTAGTAGAGTGTAAAGCATAAGATAAAGGGTCAGCAGTAACCAACCCTGTTTCCTTATCCTTCTTCTGACAAGCAAAGCCTACACGATAGGCAATAATGTCTCCATCGACTAGGGCGTGCATTTAGAATGGTACATCACTATCAAAATCTTCTTCTTCTACTACTGGCTGTGGCTCTTTAGCTGGTGCAACATTACCAGTGATACGCTTATCGTGAACAAACTTAGCTAAACCAAATAAACTTTTAATAGCAGGGCTATCAACATCTTCAGAGCCAGCTATAGCAAACTCAGTAGTAACAGCTTTGTCTACCTTAGAACGATACTTGCTAGGAATAGCAGTAATACCAGATACATTATCGTACACAGCACCATCTTTGTGGGTGTGTTTAATAATAATATTAACTGGTTCACCTAACACTGACTCCCAGTCTGCTACTGTATCTTCTTTAGCTGTAGGTACAAAAGATTTAAACATATCATACTCTGTTGACAAGCCAGACATAGTACCAAATATATTAAAAGGTTTTGACCAAATAATTCTAGGTTGTTCTACATCATCTATCTTTACAGTAGAGCCTAGCACTTCAAAGCACAAAGCAATTTGTTGTGCTGGTGATTTAACCTCGCCTTTGTACTCGCGAAGTTGCATACCACAATCTGCTACATAAATTAATCTAGCTTCATGTTCGCCTTCGGTTAAGTTTTCATACTCCATGTTACTTGTAGCTTTTGACTGTACTGCTGACTTTCTTTCAAATCCCATATCAATCTCCTTAATGTATTTCTGAGTAGTTGTTACCAAAATTAACGTCAATTTGCAACTCTCGATTCAATTTTAGCATACGATTTACTTTTTTTATACTATTTTCCAACAATTTAACACAATTATCTCTGTTGCCTTTCTTTACCTCCAATATTATTTCATCGTGAAAGTTAGCTGTCAGTTGCTCTCTTTCTTTTAATATGAACCCTACCCACGCATCAAACAAGTAAGTTCCTGTACCCTGACACAATGTACTGAACTTATCCTTGTCGCTTCTTAATGAGTACCACAGCTTAGACACAGGGTTAAACTGCCATGTATTACCTTCAACTTCTTTAGTTACCATACTGTCACTGATAGCCTTAACACTCCAGTTTCTTTCCCAATAGGCTTCACTGATTACTTTAGCTTCCTTCATGGTAATACCCAACTGTTTTGCTAGGGTTTTAATTCCTGCACCATATTGAAGTGCATAGTTACCACCCTTGTAGTTGTATCGTAACTGAGAAATCCTATCAAGTTTGTTACCATCTTTATAATCTTGCACCTCTTGTTGAGTAATAGCTTTAGCAGATAGTGCAAGGTCAAGGTGTGGGTCAAAGTCTGGCTTAGACATTTCAAGCACATACTCTTTATCATGATCCCACATTAGGTGTTGCTTGACTCTATCCTCTAAGCTGCACATGTCACTACCGCACAACTCTTTATCGTCATTAGCTGTCAACAAACCTCTAATTTCTAATCCGTAAGGCTTTCTCGCAGAGGGTAGATTAACGCATACTGCGTGTTTGAATCTAAGAGTGTTAGTTAATCCTTGTATACAAGCCTGTACAAAGCCATTCTGCTCATTCTTTAGTAACCCTTTGACCAACCCTATACGATGCTTAACAACTGCCATAGAATCGAGAACTAGGACTTCTGGGTGTAGGTCGGATAGCGTCTTAATAGACTTACACAACTCACCATCTTTAGTTTTTACTTGTGGTATCTCCCTATCATCTACAAAGTTAAATGTCATTGGCTTCCAACCTAAAGTAAATAACCAGTCCTTGATCTGCTTGCTGCTAGTAGGATTGGGTTCGTCTTGACCTACTACTTCTTCAATCTCGTGGTCGTACTCAATAGTAAATCCATTGTCTTCTGCTAAGACCTTCCACCTCTCACCTGCCACAGATAAACTTCCATCTTGTTTGAAGGGTAGCTTGGGTCTTTTACGCTTTGCTATTTTAGGAACTGTAGGCATAACCTTAGATAGTTCATTGATTGCTTGCTCATTCTTTAACTCTAACTCATTGAGTAAGGTGTTAGCTTTATCTACGTCTAGCTTCCACTTTGATTTCTCTTGCAGCATAGCCATTTTCATCTTGAATGAAAGGTAACGAACTAATGGTTGGTAGTCACCCTTGTAGATTTTAATTAACAAAGACTTCTGTAAACCCCATAGCTTAGTGTTAATCTTCACATCTTCTTTGCAGCGATAAAGATATTCTTCACGAGATAAGTTTTCCCAATCAGTAATGATTGGCTTCTCGATTTTTAATCTTTCACCCCACTGCTCTAATCCATGCCTGTTAATTGTAGGGAACAAGTACCAAGATAAAGCTAGGGTATCTATAAGCTGTGCTTTGATCTTGATACCTAACAACCTCTCTAGTACTGGAATATCATATCGGACTACGTTATGACCTATTAGAACACTATCACTACTAAGGTTTTCAAAGAAAGTTTTATCTACCTCTTCTCCATTAGCAATCATGCAATGTATCTTTGTTGCATCAATACCATCTGCCTCTATATCAAATACATACTCAGTCATTTTTTTGTAAACCTATTTAATTGAGAGATTGCTATGTTCCAGCAGTCTGCGTGGAATGTAAACTGTTTGCCATTAACAAAATTACTATCTAACTCACCCTTTTTATGAAACAGGGCTTGTTTGTAAAACTTATCCTTAGAAATCCATCCAACTAAATAAACAATATTATTGTTGACTCTTGTAAATACATATCTGTCACATTTTTGTTTGGTGTTGTAGTTTGCTACGGAACAATCATAGTTTGGTCTTGGTGGTGAGTTACAGTTTTTGCTTTTAACATCCACTGTTATTCCATCTGCAATAAGGTCATACTCATATGTATTGGTATGGTCTACCTCAAAGCCAACAGAACGCAAGTGTTTAGCTGTAGCTATTTCACCACAGAACCCCGCTAAGTTACCCCTGCCCTTTATAATACTGTTGTTTATTTTTCCTAGTTGGTTAGCAAGGGCTTTAGCACTAGACATTTCACTATCTGTTAGTGTCACTATAATCATATTACCAAATCCTCGTTTTAGGTTCTAAATATTCAGTAGTTTCACTATCGTAAAACATATCTACTGAACCGCTCGTACCAAACTCACGATCATATAAAATCTTAACCTGACTGTGATTAACTTTGTCAGGAGGGCAGTCTGCCGATCTATCACGCTCTAACCCCAAGCCAATATGACTCCATTTTTCAATAGCCCGCGATCCCGTCATCTGTCCAGACAGTACTTTACCACCTTCTTCGTGGCTCTTGTTACCCTTGCTCGGTGGATTAACGTGGCTAAAACATAGTATTGTAATAGGATAACAGTTTACTAGGTCAGCTAGGTCAGTCATTATCTCATTCAACTTATCATTAGCTTCTGAGCTAGTGTACCTAGATATTAGTGCTGTAAGTGGGTCTAAGAAGAACTCACAGACCCCATCAATCAAGTGCTGCTCAATAATACAAGCCTTTATGTCATGCCAATCCCTACTGCCTGTACGATCGTACAAAAAGAGATTACCTTTAAACCTATCTAGGGTAGACGCTAACAATCTATCATCATAATTATTGTCAGGTAACAAGAAGTTTGTTCTTGCTAACTTAGAGGCTATCTGTTTTAAGGTTTTTATCGGGTGTACTTCAAGATCATAAACACCAACTGGTCTGTTGTGTTCTATGATTATATGCTTAACTAATTGGTTTTTAAATTCGCTTTTGCCGCCCTTAGGATAAGAAGCCAGCACAACTAGGGTACTTTTTCTTAGTATGCCATTGTGGGTTATTGCATCTAGGGTAGCCCAACAAGTAGATAATCCTTTGGTCGGTCTTTGTAAAGCTTTCTTAATTAATTCATCATTAACCTCGACCACTTCTCCCTGTCTTTGAACTGCACTTTTAAAAATAACTTGTTGAAACAACTCTTTTGACTTGTCGGCTACAAGCATATCACTAGCATCTTTTAAAGGCAGTGTAGCGACTTTTGCTAGTGGAAATACTTTCAACACTTCTTTAGTAGCTTTTTCACCTGCTTGGTCATTATCAAAGCAAATAATAAGTTCTTCAAAACCATCTATAAAATCTTTATTAGACACTAAGGATTTAACTGCTGAACTACAACCACCTGTAATAGAAACAACAGATGGTTTTAAATGTTTGTACTTCTCAGAGCTATTTTCAAGAATACACTGATACAAACTTAAGCAGTCTAAAACCCCCTCGGTAACAATAAGTTTCTTTGAGGCACATTTTTTAGCAAAGTGCTTCCCAAACAAATCTAATTTACCCTTGCGATTACCAATCGAAAAAAATTGTTTTGTTTTAACTATCCTTTGCTCATACCCTACAAGCTCCCCATTGCTTGTATCAGGTGAGAATATACTGGTGATAGTTTCGCCATCTTCCTCACTTAGTGCAACTCTTACTCTATATGCAGCACAAGTTTCTTTTCTGATCTTTCTATCTTCTAATGCTCGGATGGGCAACTTCTTAATATCTTCAATTTCCATTTGTCTTTGAACCTTGTATTGTTTTATTGGTACTACTTTGTCCAAGCCATCACTTGGAAAGTATGTTTCACAAGCGAAGCACCAGCTATCGTTTGGTTTATTGTCGTAGGAAAAAACTTGGTTCGCATCGCTTGAGCCACACTTTTCACACGATTTCTTATAAATTGGGTTACCTTTCTGCGGACTATTCATCAAGACCTTCCTTATAATGTGGCACTAGGCATAGTGTTGTACCCTTATCTTTAACTTGATCCCACTCTCTATTAAAAGTATCGAATTCCTTGCTAGTAATTCCTGTTCTTATTCTTTTTGGCTTTTCATACACACTCAATATTAGCACATCAAATAATTCCATGATAGTTTGTACCCTCTAATTGTTTGGTTTCCCACTCCAATGCGTTTCCTTGCTAGTAATTCCTGTTCTTATTCTTTTTGGCTTTTCATACACACTCAATATTAGCACATCAAATAATTCCATGATAGTTTGTACCCTCTAGTTGTTTAGTTTCAAACTCCAACGCGTACTCACACACATATTCCGCAAGCAACTGAGGACGAGAACGTAATTCATAATACTCTAAGATTTTATAGAGTTGCATACGAATATGATTATCTGATTTACCTAGCTTGTTTGCTATCTCAGTGTTGCTTAAACCTTTTAAGATGCCAACCAAGACTGCTTGACAGGTAGGATCTAGCTTATCTTTTTTCATTATCACCCCTCCACATCATTCGATCTTTTTCTTCTTTTAAAGTTTCTTGTGTAATAAACT